AGTACCTATAGTTTCGATTAGGCTAGAGGTCTGTTCGCTATTAACCTCAGCTTGGTTAAGAGTTTTGGCGATGAAGGTGTTGAGTAATTCGCCGGTAGACTTGACCGATGACTCTTGTTGCGAAAGGAGACTACCAAAGACACGACCTTCTAGCTCTAGCCCTTGCTGACCTTCCCTTAGCTTTAAAGCACGGTCTTCCATGGCTGCCTTAAGTTGGTAGTCAGCATACGCTTTGAGTATTGCGAGTAAGGCTGCTAGTCCAACACCGTACTGTCCTACCACAGACCAGAAAGGATCGGGTTGAGATATCTGACTATTTGCTGGTATTGGCTGTATTTGTTGGGTTGACTGAGCCATGATTGGATTGGACATTGGTATTCAGCCTAATTGTAGCAAGTTCAGCCCTTAAGTCTTCAATTTGTTGGGTTTGGTGGCTCATTTCGATGTGTTGTTGGAAGAGTACCACCACGATGAAGATGGGTAGTACGGCGTTGAGTAGGAAAGACAAGAGTTCATAGTGGCGGCGTAAGTGTGGACGGCTCATTGGTGTGTGGGGCTTAACGATACACTTATGTTACTACCCTACGGGGGTTTGTAAATGTTAAGAGGATTTTGGGCGGCTTCTCTACAGGACGCTACGCTAAGGGGAGTAAAGAATGAGGGAAGTTTATGAATGACCAAGAGCCAGATGTTCGCGTAATGATTGGCTATTTGGTAGCAAGAGGCTTTTCTGAATGGGGTACAGCCGATAGTCCAGAGTCAGAAGGCTCTTTTCTGTTGGTCTTATCTCGCCAAGCTAGATTTACCATCGACTTTGCCGAATGGCCTACTAAGCTAGTCTTAAACCTTGGAGAAGGCTTGGGGACTGACTTTACAGTTGTCGTAGATGCTAATTCCATCCATGACAGCTACGAGTCTTTGAAAAAGCTACTTCCTTAAATGGGTCGTTTTATGGGACATGGGTCGTTTTGTTTTAAGAGAAACGACCCATGTCTATCCACCACAGAGCTTGGGTTTAAGGGTGATTGGGTCGGATGGGTCGGGGGTCTATACCCTTTTAGGATAGGGGTGAAATATGCTTTCGTTTCACTTTGTGTTTTTGACCCTTTTTATATAAAGAATAAAGAATATATAACGACCCAACGACCCATTTTGCTCTAATCCTTACTCCATATACGTCTGTCGCGATAAACAGCTAATTTACATGGCTTTGAAGAATAACCCATGTTAGTCAGAATTGCCTTGACTTCAGCCGTGAAACCTTTTGGTATGGCTTTTCCTTGCCATATCTGAGCATTAAGAGCAGGGATGAACACAAAGTCATAGCCCGTAGTATGCATGAACGTCTCAACAGCATTTCTTACCACTTCAAAGTAATCAGACTGGCAAATGTACTGCTGATTATCCCTAGTGGTGGTAGCAATTAGTCTATCGAAAGAACCTAGAGATGGGTTGGTTAATGCTTCTTGATAAGCGCTTGCCCAAATAGCATCAACATCAATTCTTAGCTGAGGAATGTTAACTCTAGTGCCAGTTGGAATCTTGCAGACCATCCATCTACGCTGTGAATAGGTATCAGAAAGAAACTGATAGTCTGTGGTAGTACCACCTATAACAAATGGGGTAGGTTTTTGTTCATCTCTCGATACATACATTACATTGTAATTAACGCATGGTTTAGTAATGAACTCGTTGATTTTGTCCCTGTTTTCTGCCTTGAGAACTAGAACCATTTCATCCCAAAAACATAGCCAGCTCTTAGTAAGTGCAGACTCGACTCCACTGTGGAAGCTAGACATAGAGTATATCCAAGACTTGAAGAATGCACTAAATGTAGCAGTCTTGCCACAGCCTGAGTTGCCAATTAATACTAGGCAAAAGGGGAAGTCAGTAAACTCTTCTTCATTGATTTGCCTAAGCACTGCTGCCTTCAGAAACAAAGAGAAATACTCGTCCTCTTGCTCAGTCCCACCCCAGTATTTACTAGCAATATTAGTGTGGGAAATCCCTTGTTTAACCTTGCAAGACTGCAGGTATTCAATAATAGGATTGTAACTATTCTCTAGGGCTACATGGTCAACAATTAAAGGTGCATCCCATCTAGGCATAGAAATATTAGTCTGAGTTCTAACCTTGGCAATGATTTGGTTAATAGTCTTTTTCTCACCTTTGAACTCATGCCTATTGAGAAGCTTGTTGTATCTGATAGAGCCTTTAGCCCATTCAGTTAAGGCGTTGACAGCATTGCTAAATGGGTTGTCAATAACTTCAGTAGGATCGTTGTCTAGATGATCCCATGTACCACTAGAGCTAGGTAGATACTTAGCATTAGTAGAGCGCCAGCCACAGTCATAAGCCCATCTAAAGATAGATTTGTAGGTATAGCCACCTTGATAGCCTTCACCTTGCCATTGTGACCATCTATAGGCAAAGTTACATCTAATAGACTTAGGTGACTGCTCAGACCATCTAACCCAATCATCAAAGAGTGATTCAGATGTAGCTTTAAGAGCCATTCCCACCTTGTGCCACCCATCCTCATCGTCAAGGTACTGAGGTGAGTTAATAGCCATTAATGCTGACCTAACTTCATCTAACAACTCACTCTCAGACTTAGTTGTTTTGACCTTAGACGGCTTAGTTTTAGTTGTAGGAGTAATAGGTTGGTAGTGCCGTTCTAGCGGCTTAGCAATTTCGTCTAGTGTGTAGGTATAGCCAGTGTGTTTAGCAATGGTAGATACATAGCCCGTCTTAGGGTGGACACCACCAGCTAGCCTCATTAGCCGAGCAGGGTTAACTAGTTTTGTATCAGCTTTAAGTACATTAACTAGCATTGTCTGAACTAATACCCATTGTTCAGGGTCTACAGGTTTAGATAGGACATAGTAGGAATGAACAGATTTACCACCCGTGTCTACTTGGATGGTAGGTTCTGGCAGTCCATACTTTTGCCACATAGACATAGACTCTTCCTTAGAAATGTCATCATGCTCATAGAACAGGGCATAGCTTTGGGTAACATCTTTGTCCTTATAAGCGCGGTTAGGACAATAAAATATATTGAGTTGCTTAGCCTCTTGCTGACTAATCCCTAGGTAATCAACATCAGGATACACAAAAGATAGCTTTCTAGATGTCTTGCCTTTGCCACCATCTATAGGTAGGCAATTAAGAAGCACCGTATCCCCTTCAACAAAACCCAACGCACTCAAGTGAGTTAACGCATCTTGTACAGTAGTTTTATCCATTGTCCATAGCCTCGACTCTAGACATTAAATCTTCAGCTACTTTGCCTTGTGTAGTCTTAACCTCGGCATTGTACTTATCAATAATCAAACGCACTACAGGCACAAGTGGCTCTGGGATTCGTATAGCAGGATTTCCCTTGCTCATATCTACCTCTGTTACAATACTGTTGCACCAGTGTAGCACAGACGCTACGCTCTCAGGTTAATGGAGAATACTTAACTTTTAAGTGGGCTGATTGACCGTGATAGGATTAGGTTTATTAACAACGACCTAATCCTATGTATCGTTACTTCCTTAACACCTATCGCAACTCTATACCCACTGGACTACCAGCTAGATTGGTTGACCCTACTCTAAGGACTATAGGTGAGCAACCACAGTTCTTGCGGATAGGTGAAGGCGACCATCCTACAAATGAGTTACTAAGGAAGGTCTATCAGCAACCTAGTAAGGATGTAGTTAGAACTAAGGTGTTGGGTGAGATATACCCGCCTACTGACACAGACCCATACCTTCGTAGACCAGATAACATTGCTGCTATTAGGACTGCATCAGAACAATTAGGTATTCCATTAGAACGGACTGGTTTAAGGATAGCTACAAATCCTTTTAGGTTAGAGGGTGAAGTATCTGATGTGAATCTACTTGCACAGATAACTAATAGGGCTGCTGGTAATCTACAGCGCAGTGGCAAGCCTGTACTTGCTAACGCCTTAACTCGCAAAGCTAAATTCTTTAGCCAACCTACAAGCTACAGCGAAATAGCTGTAGATGGCACTGAAGGGGTTGAAGCTATTCTTGAGGCTTATAAAAAAGCTGAACCTAGAAGGACTGCCAACTCTCAGGGGAACAGACCTATCCTCATGCAAGCAGATGGGCTAGACCCTAACATTGGCATTCCTAGTGGTAGTCCTGAAAATATACCTTGGGATAACATTGAGGGCATGAGAGGTCATAATGCTTATAAACCAGCAGATGAACTTAAGCGTCCTAGATTTATTGACCTAGGCACGGGCATCTACACAAGGTCAGGTGAACGCATCAATGCAGAGCAGAAGAACCTACTTGATATGGGATTGGCTGACCTTGAGGATAGAAGTTTTATATTGCGTGACCCTGCTAGTGTTAATCAAGTACCTGTTAGAGCAATGGCTTCAGCACTACCTCCAAACTATTATTCTCAGAGAGATAGGAATATCCCTGCCACCCCAGAATCAATTCCCCCTACTAGAATGACTAGGGATATTAACAATACTCCTATCTATTACAGTGAATTGCCAGCTAACTACTATGGTGTTAAGAGAGATATCCCTGATGAAGACAGGGCTAAGTATACTCTTCAGCCAGTCAAAGGTAATTGGGCTACAGGGGTAACAGTTATTGATGAAACCAAGGCATTAACAGATGAGATTGGTAGCATCATTGGCTATAGACCTACTGCTGAAGAGTATCGTAAATCCAAGAGACTTGGCTTTGAAGTACTTGGCGTAGGGCGGCAAGATACATCAACTCTTAATATCCCAGAGAAGGTTAGCTACTCTCTAGAAGATGGTGTAACTACAAAGAATCTATGGGGGACAGAAGTAGAAATTCCTACAGGAAGACAAGCAATCAATACCTATGTTGAGCCTAGTCAGACTAAAGAGATAACTGCTGTTACTCCTGTTAGAAGAATGTCCGATAGTATGTCAGACCGTATTCTTGCTGACCCTAATTACCTTTTACATCTTAAGCAGAATGTTGAACCATTCAAGTCTGCTAGTACACCTCAATACTACCTAGACCAGAGCAAAGACTTTGTTGGCCCTATTCGTGTTGCTAAGAACAATACCTACGGAGTTACGCAAGGGAAGACACCTTGGAGAGAATACTACTCAGATCCATTTGTGTATGAAGATAAAGGATTAGATGGTGAAGTATCTAGACTAGTCAAAGCTGTCAATGAAGCACCAGCACAGCTAGAGAATGCTTTATCTGATCAAGCTTTAGCTAACCGTAAGGTCTTTGATATTGAACAAAAGATTGCGTATGTACCTTCTTTAAATAGGATAGCTAAAGGATCAAAGAAAGGCGATCAATCCATAACAGCTAGTCCTGAAGCTATTATAGATTGGGTTGAAGCTCGTGAAACTATTAGACCTATTGTTGCCCCATTGCAAAAAGAAAGGCGTATGGCTGAGGTTGAAGCAGCTAAAGCACAAGATAGGATAGCAGAACTTAGAGCAGCACAAGAGCTAATGGGTGTTGAGTATATGGTTAAGCCTAAGCTATGGGGTGAGGACGTGCTAAGCGGCTATCAACAAGGCAGCAGAACTATTGGGGGCATTCGTGATTCTAATGAAACGCCTATCAACAACAAATTTACAGAAGCTATTGATGATGAGATAAAAGTATCTAGGATTGCGTCTCAACCTACTATGCCTATTGAGATGCAAAGGAAAGCTATTAGTGTTAAACCTAATGCAGTACAAGCATGGAGAGAAGCTATTCAACAAGAAGCTTTAGATAACCGCAGAGACTATGACATAGCATCACTCTTTGGTTTCTCAGGTAATTACTAAGACGCTACGCTATAGGATAACTTTACTTTGGAGTTAACATGACAGTTAATGTAGAACTATTACAAAAGACCTTGGATGCTATCAAGGCTAACCCGCAACACTGGAAACAATCACGATGGCATTGTGGTACATCGCATTGCTTTGCTGGTTTTGCTGAGTTGATAGATAGAGGGTTACCTATTGATACGCACGAAGACATTCTAAGAGACGAGCCTGAGTTCTTCTCCCCCTATTACTCAGATTGGAACACGCCATCTCATGCTAGAGAAATCCTAGGCTTAGAAAATAATGACGCTACAGAGCTATTCTGGAGTTACAACAGTTTGAGCCGCCTTGAGTCCCTTGTCGCTCACCTTATTGAACATGGCAATTTACAAGAGTATGAAGGAGGAAGAAGACAATGAACAGTAGATACACAATAGAACAAATCACATCCCACCACATTCATCGCTACTCAAATGTCTCGCCTAGAGATATTGGACTGTGGGTGTACATCATTGATGGTAGAGCCTATGGGTTTTCTATTACCAAAGAGGGCGCTAGGGATAAAGCTGAATTGGCGGTAGGGGCATTATGACAATCCCCACTGTCTTCCAAATAACACCTGAGATGGTTGAAGCTAGTTCTACCTTGGAAAAAGGGGATATAGGGTTATGGTGCTTCCTTGTTAAAGGTTGTTATCATGGCTTTTGTTCTACCAAAGGGGAGGCTTATCTTAGGGCTAAAGCTATCTTCACAGACTAAGGTAAGCTACGCGATTAGATAGAGTTTGGAAAACCCTATGGTCGCAATTAATCCAATGAGAGGTAAGCGTAATATCAAACAGCTTACCCTAGACTTCTTTGTCAATCCACATCAACTAGAACTAGATGAGTGTGAAGAGATTATCAATTTAAGAAGACTAGCTAAGTGGAGAGAGAAAGATGCTAAGTCTGACTCTTGAGTATCATATCTATCCCGTAGCGCTACGCTATTGGATAGAACTATGGAGAACTACCATGAACGCAATGAATTTAGCTATTACATTTCTTTTAGTGTTCTATTTTCTAGCAGTAGCAGAACGATTCACTCAACCAGAACTAATCAATGATGATGGTGAGTCTGAGGGTTTAGACCAATACTATGAGCAACAATATCGTGACTATACCTTAGCTGCTGACAAAGGCTATATAGGTGACTTCTAGTGTTAAGACTAATCTGCTAGCGCTACGCTGGTGGATAGTTTATTAAATTGCAAAGGAACAATATGTCTATTTACAACGCTACCCCACACCAAATCAACTTCTACTCAAAAGAAGATGTTGCGTTTGATTCATCCCAACGCAAATACATCCTTAATGAAGGTTCTGCTCCTACATTTGTGGTAGCTTCAGGTACACCTGTCAATGCGAAGACCGCTAATGCGCCAACCCCTGAAGCTGCTTTTGAAGTACCAGTGGTAGGCGCAGTACAATTTGTCAGCGTTGACCCATTGCCCGAAGGCTTTGACTTATATATTGTTTCTAACCTCTATCGTAGTGCAGTCCAAAGTTTAGGAGGAGATACTTCTAAACTTGCCACAGTAACTGATACCGTCTATACCAATGACACTATCAAACCTTGTGGCTGCCTTGCATTAGCGGTTGGCTAACAATCAACTTCTCTAGCGCTACGCTAGGGAGTGATTAGAGTGTGAAAGTCCTGTTAGGCATCTCTAGTCCTATCTCATCCTACGGGGTGGGATAGTTTATTAAATACTAAGGATTAAAGCTATGCAAGGCTATCGCAATATCATCATCACACTTCAGTTTGGTTCTGCTACTACTAATAGCAATGGAACTGAGGCAACATTCTATCATCGCTTTGCCGAATGGACTGGCAGTGAACAGATTGACAAGCTATTTCCTATCAGCGTGTGGATTCCACAGAGTGATGCTGGTAGTACAGTAGTCATCTCTCAAGCTCAGGAAGGACAGTTGTTCGATATTGATGGCGACCTAGAAATGGGTGATATCAAGGGTGATTACAATGTCTATCATCCATACATCAAGATTCGCGCACACAATGTCTATCAGCACACAGCGCACAAACATTTTAACAAGGTAACTCTCTTTGGTAAAGCTCTACCAGCTACTAAGAAAGATGGTACTCCTTTGTTTGAGGTCTATGCTTCTAAGCCTAACCGCAATGGTCAAAGCGTACATCGCATGAAGTTTGCAGTTGAAAAGACTGGCTCTAAAAAGTTAGAAGATGGTAGCTACACTCAGTCAGAGAGCGTGTTCTTCAACATCAGTGCTAATGCTGATGAGAATGGCAAGGGCAAGTCTTCTAGCTTATTCCCTTACTTAGCAGGGCAACACATCTTTGCTACTGGCTCTCTAAGTATTAGTGGCTCTAAAGGCAAGATCTATACAACAGTGTTTGTTGGTGGCGCTCACGACTTTCTTCAGGGCATCTTAGCTCAGACTGGTGTTCGTAGTGAGCCAGTTAAGGTCAAGGTCTTTGGCGCTGATAACGAAGTGTTCTAATGTTATAGGGGTGTGGCTATCTAAAGCCCACTCCATAACGTAGTGACTTTATGGGAGTGTTCTGTGAGGATAGCTCCCTTTTTTTCCCAATAGCGTAGCGTCTTTACTAGCGAGTTCTGTGAAGTGAGTCCAGCGCCGCAGGCATCCCTTTGAGTCCGAATACTGGAAACAAGTCTATCTCTAGCTACGCTAGGGGATAGATATTAATGGAATAAGGAAGTATTAAAGTAATGACACAAGGACACAAAATTGCGTTAACCGTAGGAGTAATCCTAATTCCCTTTAATCCACCACTAGGGTTAGCTGTGATTGCATTGACTGTATATGATAGCCGTAGGGAGTGGAAGTGATGACTGAACTACACCCTCTACTGACTACACCTACCAATGTTAAACGAGCAGGGGGTGTAATGACCTTGGGTGCTTTACTCTCAGCACACATAGAGTTTCGTACTCGCTTACCCATGGGTTGGCAGCAACAGTATCAATTCACTGAGACTCATGCTAAGAACATATACCTTTGTCAATCCATAGCTAAGGAGTACATCACTTGTCAAACCTCATGCACTTGCGGTAGTTGGACTGAGCAAGTATCCCTTAGTGAATGGTTACTCAATGAAGGTATTGAGTACAGTCCCATATGCAAACATCAAATGATGTTAGCCATAGGTCTATCTAATCAACTACCACGTAAGCCAGCGCACTCTATCCTATGGGAATTAGACGGCGATAAGGTTAAGGTATGGGCTACGCGAGATAATAGAACTGTTACTGAGTTAAAGGATAAGACCTTTGACATCAGAGACTTTGCTACTAATAAAGTAAAGTCCATTGCTGCTGGCTGGAACTTTATTAGGAAAAATCAGAATGGATTGGAAGTACTACAAACAACAAGTAGAGGAAAGAGAAGATGAAACCAACTGAAGCTATTGATACAGGCTATACACCGCAACCAGCGCCTATTAAAAGAACTACCACACCTATCCATGACTTGGTAATCATTGACCTAATTACCTACACAACTGGTAATCATCTTCTAGCTAAGGAGATTGATGATAGGAAGAAGATTGGACTAGCAGAGTACGGTACTTATCTACAGGCTTTCAATGGTCGTGATTGCGAGACTGATGCTATTGAAGAGATAGTAGACATGATTTGCTATCTCAAGCAAGGAATCATGGAAGGTAAGGACTATCTAGAACCTATCTACCACAGGGCTATAGCATTGGCTGTAGATGCCATTAACCTACGCGCTATCAACTCACCCTAACCTTCAAGTATCTATCCTCAAAGCGCTACGCTAGGGGATAGAACTTATGAGATTAAAGTAATGACTGAAGAACAAAAGTACTGCTACCTAGTAGAGCATCCCCATCACGGGACAAAAGTATTTTACTCTGGTGAATACTATCAAACTGATGCTGCTAAGAATGCTGTTGATTATGCAGAGAACCTATGCATTGTATTTAAGCTCCCAATGCATGATAGCCCTATTGAGAAGGTTCAAGACCTAAGCACTCAGTTCAGTGCTATCACTAAGTCCACTGTAGAGCTACCAAACATCCCAGTTGAAGCCCTGTTATCAGGTGTAGGTTAATTAAATCAAGCCGATGTCATCTTTAGTCCGAACGATTCCTAGACTCGTGTGGCACTCGGACGCAAGGCTTGTTATGACCGTGATGATGTCCTAGCAGAGACGTGCTGTAATTAGGTATGGAGCAATCCGTACCTAGTCCCTACGGGGTGGGATAACTTTAAAGATGACGGTAATGCCACAATACATCCATGAACTAGCCCTAGTACGCTCTACCATTCATCAAGCCGATGAGTTGGTAGAGTTGCTAAGCGATGAAGATACAGACCAATCTCAACTCCTTAATCAAATACATTATATCCTTGAACAAAACCAAGCAGGAGTAGACTTACTCATTGAGTTAAGAAACAAGCTAGAAGCAAATAGCGTATTCTACAATGAGCGAGCAGAAGCCTATCGAGAGTTCTCTACTCAAATGGCTGGTGCTTTGTCCTTCGTTAATGAGTCCATCCTTGAACTCTATGAAGTTGGCGAAATCCCTAACCGATTAGAAGGTAGTGCTGAGTCATTGTGTATTCAGAACAATCCTGTTAAAGCTCAACCACTATTTGATATTTCTGACTCTGAAGAAATGGAGCGTCTATGTGCAGAGTATCCACACATCTTTAAGAAGAAGGTGATAGTGGAATATTCCTATGACAGTGCATACGTCAAAGCTAACCAAGATAAACCAGAAGTGCACAAGTACTTTAACTTTACTCAAGGCAAACACATAAGAGTTAGGCGCTCACAGAATCCAAAGTCTTTACCCAAAGGTTAAGCCATGAAATACATTATTCAAGGTAATCCTAAGAACAGAGGTGAACATTGGGGCGACTCATGGAGTCACGAAAGTGAGCATCTATCATTAGAGTTTGCCAGAGACCAACTGGCTTCTTTAAAGAAAAGAGATCCTATCGTACAATACAGAATCGTTACCCAAGAACTTGTGACTACTGTTATAGAATGACTCTGCCTAAAGGCTAACCTTCTAGCGCTCTCCCCTCAAGGACGCTACGCTACTAGGGGAAGAAGATAGGATTGCCTTACTCAACTCCTAGTTTCTTCGCAAAGGGTTGAAAGGTTGGGTAAGCCTCTATGAGGACAACTTAGTCAGCCTACTCCTTTGCTCTCCGTCTCACACCACATCCTTATCCTCTAATGTATAGTCCTCATAACGAGTGTGCCGTCAATGCCCCACAAGCGCATCTACTTAACAGTAGTTCGATAAGAGTCATGGCTACTACGTTAGGGGATAGGGATTCAAAGCCTCTAAAACCCTTTTAGGGATTGAAACTCAATTCAGCAGAGGACAGATTAGAGTTCTCCCTTTCTCGTAACATCATCTCCCAAAGCGCTACGCTAGGGAATGCTTAACGTTAAGCCGTGCGTCCTTTGCGTACCTCGCAGTTATCACCAGAGTCTGAGCTAGCTCGCGGCGACAGACCGTGCTATGGCGCTTGTGCTACGCAAAGGGATGCTTATAAGCCATTGTGGTGTTATACAATAGCAACGCCAATGAGTCTGGTGTATAACATCAGTTTCCAGTTCAACTAACTTAACAGTAACAGTATGACCATTGTATTTACCAAGCCCAGCACTGGTGACATTAAGGTATCAGTACCACCATTTCCTTTGCGTTATAACAATAAGGAAAGATGTTTTGCTTTTCAAGCTGATGGATTTATTCGTGATGAGAACGAGAATCCTATCATGCCTGATGCGGCTGTCGTAGGACTCTCTCACTTCTATGGTGAACTTCGTACTAGAGAAGATGAACAGACCAAAGAAGTAACTCCCATCACTGAGAAGATTTGGGTATTGTATTGGATTGTCCTTCCCACTGCTAAGAACAAGCATGAGTTTCTCCCAGTTGGTAACCTCATCGCAACGTACCTTGTCACAAAGGCTCAACAGAACTTTGAGAAGCACATGGCAGTAGTTCAGAACTCTGGTAAAGCTCTCTATGAAGTTGTCACCACATTCAAGCCAGCTAAGTACGAAACAAAAACTCGTAAGGGTATTGACACTTTAGAGTTTGCTATTGTTGATGACGCTAAGGTTGACAAGGCTACTAAGGAATACATGAAGAAGGTAGCAGCTTGGATTGAAGGCGAAGGCAGGGATGTTGTATCTAAGATTGGTGAACAAGCTTACGATGGTAGTCTAGTTCCCATTAGTGGTAATGCAACTATTGATGCTGCTGCTATCTCTCAGTACCATGCACTTAAGGGTAATGCACCCGTAATGCTATCTGCTGCTGTAGATGATGGCGCTGACTTTGATACTACTGTAGACGTTTAGGATAATGAGGTTCGCAATCCGTCAACACCATGCGCTAACAGTTTAGTGTGGTAGTCAAACGGGAGCTATAAATAATCTACCTAAGCTAACCACTTGGAGTAAGGATTTACCTCTCAACACTCAATTAATGCTACGCGATTAGATAAACAACTAATCCGAGACCATGAGAATACTTAGCATCCTTTGCGTCATAGTTGTGCTGTTGGCTAGCTGTGACGCAAAGGATGATTCTTGTGTTCCCGGCTATCCAGACTGTCCAACTAAGCCTCAACCACGTGAATCTAAATGACAAATCTATTTGAAACTGACCACTACATCCTTCCGAAGTCCACGCTGGTGCTGTAGTTTATTATGCAGACTCTCACACTCATGGTAATCAATACCTTCACGGTTTACAGACTACTAAGGTAATGGTGAGTGATGACAAGTCCTTTATCCTAGACAATGGTAAGCGTTTTAACCCTACCACAGGTAGAGAGATTACCCGTGGGAATGAAGGTTATCTATACCCCTACACATCAGTAACTAAGGCTATGGTACTAGACGCTGAGACTAAGCTATTCCTAGTTAATGAAGTTCTATCCATTGACTTTAGCGCTCTCACAACACAGCAACTATCCATGATCCTTGATGTAGCCCGTGGTGCATTTACCCAAATCACAGCGCCTACTCCTTGTGGTGGTGGTTGTGGTGATACGGTGAAGGTTGCTGGCATGGATGTTGAAGTAGAGCAGGCAAATACTTTACGCGCTGCTCAACGAGTAGTTACTGCTGACGAAGTCTCAGCATCTATTGCTAATGATGTAGCTAGAGTCACTGAGTCAATGCGTGATAGACCCTTGCTTACTAACATTGCCCCTGTCGAAGTCTCAGCTACCATTGGCTTCAATGATGCTACCTATGAGTTATCTGACTCTGAGTTAGATGATATTGATGAAGATGATGAAGATGATGAAGATGATGACACTGAGCAAGATTAGATAGCGCTACGCTATTAGATAGAACTAAAACTATCTAATAGCTAAACGTATGACACAATTCATTGCGCCCCCTACATCCCCTATTGCTCTATTGGTATTGTCTCTCCTCTCAACTGGTGGTCAACATCATGAGAAAGAGATTGAGAAATTTGCTCATACCAATAGAGCATCACACTTTATTTCTGTGCTTCGTAAAGATGGCTGGGAGATACAGACTATTAAGGGTAAGCAAGGTGAAGGCTCTAGTTACATGATGACTAATTCCGACCAAGCATCTAAAGTACAAGAGTCCCCTGACTTTGATATTACTAGCGCATTAGCAACTATGGAAAACCCACCAGCCGAATTGACTAAGTTTGAAGACTATCAGTTTGCTGCTAGTAAAGTAGCTAGTCAGCTAAGCCTATTTACTCCTGCTAATTTAGAGCGTGACAAGCGCTTTGACATGACAGACCTTATCGAAGGTTGTGTTGATGTACTTCGCAAAGTTCAGATTGAAATCCTTGGTGGCAAAGCTCCTAGCATTAAAGAACTCAAAGCTCAAGGGAAACTCTCTAAAGCTCTAGTTGAAGTACTTGGTGCTATCGATATTCTTAATGGGAAAGAAAAGCCTGAATCTTTCTAACCATCTAGTACTCTATCCTCAAGGACGCTACGCTACTGGGGGACGATGCGGCACATTGTCCTGACCACTACCTCTAGCATCTACGCTAGGGGATAGTGTTAGATAACCTCAACCACTATCAAGAGTAGGTGCATATCAGCACTGTACGAGGAACTGCTCCGTTCTACTGTCACACTTGGATTTAGCAGTTGTTCATCCAAGCGCATACAGCAAGCAAGCTCTGGATTTAGCGGCGAAAGTGTAGAGGAGTCATGACCTTTGCTTAGTAGTGTTAGTCTATGTCTAACCTTGCCTCTTGATTAGTCTATCGAACCATGCATCCGAACAGACTTTAAACAGGAAGGTATGGAGAGTTGTTGCTAAGCTCTTTAAACTGCAAGTGGCGCTATCCACATCCTAAACATGGCAACAGATGTTGAACTGTAAAGACAACTACGGCAAGCTATGGGCCGAGAAATATATTAGCGGTAAGATGAGTGGCGGAATTGGTAAACGCATAGGCTGGAACTTAATATGTGGAATTAACCCCGTCCTCTGCTATGGCTGTATTGCCAGCTATCAGAGTGTTCCTTACAGGTTCAAATCCTGTCTCATCTATAAGGATTCAAAGCCTCTAAAACCCTTTTAGGGATTGAAACTCATCTATAAGGTCTAGGTGGATAACCCCTATTAGGGATTGAAACAACAAAATGCTAGAAAACATCATACCCTTATCCACCAACGCCTCGGTAAGAATGCCCGTTATAACCTTAATAGAACCTTGCTTTCAGGGTAAAGCCATAACATGAAGCTGCCATAAGGAATGCAGTGTGCAGATTAAAATGGCGTCTACATAAGGGAGGGTATTAACACAGGATACTTAGGGAATAATCAATACCTAAGAAGTGGGTTCGTTCATGCTAAGCCTATCCGTTAGAACTTTAAAGTTGCAACTTTAAATCCCAATAGCCGATAGAGGTAGGACATGGCTATCCTGTGTAGATGATTTGTTGCTATATTGCACAATGCTGTGGGTATCCAAAGGCAGTGTAATAGAGATGGGGGAGTGCAAGTCGTCCCTGACTAGGAGCTAAGTGGGGTATCTAGCTAGCAATCAATCATCCATT